CTCGACGGCGCACTCGGGGCGCAGGATGCCGTGACCCATGGCGTACTTCGCCACGATCAGGGTGCCCTGGTGGCGCACCGAATACTCCATCTCGGTCGAGAGGTCCATCAGCTTCACGGTTCCGAAAGCCTGCTTCTGGAACGCGACACCGATGGTCGAGTTGAAGTTACCGTTGTACGTGTTCTCTTCGCCGGTCACGACGGCCACGTTGGTCGTCGGGACGTGGTTCGACTTCACGACGCTGATGTCCGCGACCTTGAGGACGCGACCCTCGGCGTACGAGCCGTTCGAAGGCGACCAGTCACGGTTGATCGCCGTGCTGTCCTTCACGATCAGGTAATACTGCGCCGGCTTCAGGACCACGACGCGGTCCATCGACGGCACATCGCTACCGTCCATCACCTCGGCGGCGCTGAAGATGCCGGCGAGCAGGGACGTGGCGTTCGTCGCACCGTCGCCCGTGTTCACGGTGTTGCCCACGGGGCCACCGCTGATGACGGACGAGGCACGGGCGGTCAGGACGGCCACGCGGAGGAGGCGCTGGTCAGCCTGGAGCGCGAGGGCGCGACCGCACTCGGTCGAATAGATGGCACGCGCATCGTACTGGCTCATCGCCTCGTCGATGTTCGCGATGAACACGTCGGCGACGAGAAGCGAGTCGATGTTGATCGTGCGCTCAGCCGAGTGGACGTTCTGTCCACCAAGCTCGGTGCCGGGAACATGGTAGCTCGCAGTCGCCACGCCGGTGACCGGGAACTGCGCGGTCTTGCCCGACTGGATCGTGCGGACCATGTGCAGACCCATCATGACGTTGGTCTGCTGGAACGTGGTGAGAACCTCACCCGCGTACTTCTTGAGGAAGAGTGCGCGGGCATCCCCGGTGCTGTTTACTGCACCTGGGCGCGTTGCGAGAAAATCGGACATTGTACTCTCCAGTGAGTGGATTTTGAGATTGGGCTCTCAAGACCCTCGACTCACTGCACACACAGAGTTATCCGGCGCACCGGGCTAAGTCAGCATGTGAGACTCGGGTGGTAGCAGCCGCCCATGAGGGCTGCACTGCGTGGACCCACTGGAGAAATGAAATCCCCCCTCGCACCTTTCGGCACTATTCGCCTTCTCAGCGACTCGTTGGGAGGATTTGGCACGGGAGCGTGGGATCGAACCACGGACCCTCGGGTTAACAGCCCGATGCTCTACCGCTGAGCTACTCCCGTGTGGAGAGGCGGGAGCGGGGCAGGGATTGAGTGAGCGCCCAAACTCGAAGGCTTGGACACTTCCCTGCCCCGCTTGTCGGGCAGCTTCTAGAAGATGTTGCTCACGGCCAGACGCCGGTCGATCTCCGCGTGGTACGCGGGGTCGCCCTCTTTGTAGCGTCGGTCGCTCATTGCACGAGTGAGTTCTGCCGTGGAGCCGAAAGGCTTCGCGTCGCTCGCGTTCGGCTTGCGGTCGCCGCTGACGAGCGTTGGATCTTGTCCCTCGGCCTTCACGTACTTCGCGTAGACTGCACCAGCGGCGAGCTTCATCTGATCCACGTCGCCGCTGTCCATCGCACGGTTGTAGGCGGCGACCTCTTTGGCGTTGAGCCCGGTCTTCGCCCACTCCATGACCTTCGTGTATCCCTCAGCGTCACCACCACACTCGCCGAAAACCTGATTCATGTTGTCGGCGGCGAGGCGCTGCTGGTTCGCGATGAAGTCGTCCACCATCTGCTTCGGGATGCCGGCGTCGGTCAGCTTCTGACGACTCGCCTCGGAGAGTTCACCGTTCTGCATGAACTCCGAGCGGAACGCATCGTAGTCGATGCCCTTCTCCGTAAGCTGAGTCTTCGCCTCGGCCTCGGTCGCCGGGGCCTTCGACTCTGGAACTTTCGGGTCGTTCTTCGGCTGCTGCGGCTTGTCGTCGCCAGCCTTCGGGACACCGAGCTTCTTCTGGAGTTCCGCGTACGACCGAGCAAGGTCGTCCGTGCGGACCACACCCTTCTCAGCGTCCCAGAACTTCTCTTCGATGTGGTCGGGACGCTTCGGCCCCTTGCCTTCGTCGGCTTTGGGCTGATCGGGTGACGCCTGGAACTTGATGATGGACCGACCGCTGCCGTCGTTGGAGTCGATCTGTGAGATCGTTCCTTCGGCCGGCTTGCTATTGTCGGGTGTCACTTCTCCGCTGAGTTGAACCTTTGCGTCCATGATCTCCTAGTTATTGGGCCTGCTGCATCTGGCCCATTTGGGACTGCATGTCTTTCGCCATGTCTTCGACGGAACCACCCTGCTTCATCTTCTCGGTCATCATGCCGCCCACTTGCTTCATTAGTTCAGGACCAAACTGAGTCATCATGGCCTGCTGCTGCGCGGCCTGAGCCTCGGCCTGAATCATATCGGGCGTCTTGATGAGACCCTTCGTCTCGATGCCAAGGGCGGTAGCCCGTCGGTCGAGGTACTCGGGCCACACGATGTACTGCGCGGCCACTTCGGGTGGGAGGCCGGCGATAAACTGATCGAGCTTCGCCATGTCGTGCCCGCGACCGAGAGCTTCGAGTCCCGTCACGATGGACGGACGTACGACGCCTTTCGGGAGACGCGGGAGACGGCCCTGCTTCTGCATCTGGAATTGGAGCCGGGTGATGAACGGAAGCTGTAGATCCTGACTCAGGACGGAGTAGATTCCGCCTAGCGCATCTTCGAGGTCGCGGGCCATAACCCGAATCTCTTCGGCTGTGACTCGCTCGCCCTCGCGCTGGATGGCACTGTTCAGGAGGAATGCCATCGAGAGGCGCTGCTCAATCTCCTTCGACGTGTTCGCGGCTACACTCAGGTCAGCCGACTTCTGCGCCTGGAGTACGGTCACGTCCAGCGCATTGCCGGCGCGGACGGCGCAGTTGGGAGCCTTCGCGATGTCGTTGATGCTCGTGGTGCCGTTCGGGTTCACGAGGAAGAGGAGCTTCGCGAGACCGGCGCTACCTTCCACGATAGCCTGGGCGAGTCCTTCGAGGGACCCCAGGTCGCCGAGGTACTCCTCAACGTAACCACGCCCGTAGTCTTCACACTCGATGGCCGTAAACCTGAGCGCCATCCAGGGCGACTTGTCGAGCGGGTAGGTGCCACGGGAATCGGGGATGACTTTCCCCTTGATCTCCTGGTGGACGCGCCACGATCCTTCACCACGCTTCACGTGGGTGTAGATCGAGCACGTCTTCTCGTCGCCGTACGACGGATCGGCGGTCGCCTGTTGAGCGCCGCCGTTCTTCTTCTCTTCGTAGTCCGCGATGGCTTCGACCATCGCACGCACATCCTTCGGGAGTGCGGACAGGGCGACATCTTCCTTGGTGATAATCTCAAGGACGTGACCCATCGGGTCGCGCTTCACGACGTATCGCGACAGGTGGAACACCTTCACGCCACCCTCGGGCGGCATGTAGATCAGGATGTTCCCGCCGACGATCATGTGCTTGAGCGCTTCGAACATCGGGACGCGCACGCCGGTCGTCTCGATCTCCATGACGATAGCGCGTTCCATCTTGCCGAGGCCGATCTCGACCTTGGTCTTGAGGTTCTCGTTCTGCTCCATCTTGTCGAGCGCGTACTCATCCACTCGGTAGCGGAAGCACGGCGCGTTCGGCGGGAAGAGAACGAGGAGGAGCTTCGAGGCGAGGTTGTTCACTCCGCGAGCGCCGACGCTCTGGAACGGCGTGTACAACTCGCTGGTGCCCGTCCATCCCTCCGGGGGAATGAGGGCCGGGATCGTTAGCTCTGAACACTGACGCGCCCGAATGAGGAACGGGTTGCGCTGGTGCTCAAGCTGCGCGTACCTCTGCGCAGACGGTCCCTCCACGTTGTAGTCGCGGTCTGCCATGAGGAGATTACGCCGTGGGGATGTTCAGGCCAGGAGCGACAGCACTCGGCGTGCTGCTGCCCAAGGCGAGGTCGATGCGGAGAGACTTCGTGCCGGCGCGACCCGCCTTCACCTTGGCCTTCGTCTCGGCGGCTTCGGCGTTGACGGTGGGAGCCTGCGGGGCTGCCGCAGTTGCGATAGCTGGCGCGGGCGGGGGAGGCGGCGGCGGCGGGGTTTCCTTCGGCGGGGGTGGCATCTTCGCCTTCGAGGTACACATGGGGGCGGGCGTCAGTCCTTTCTGTCGAGGCGGGTGAGGATGTTGTTGTCCTGCTGTCTTTTCTGTGTGAGCAGGAACTCGACTAACCGGCGTTCGCCGGCCTTCATCCAGATTTCACGTTCGGTGTCGGTGGGGTTGGGGCAGCGGTCGGGAAAGCGTTCGTTCAGAGCTTTCAGGAGGTCTTGTGAAAGGGGAGGTATGGGGAGCATAGGTGGAAGGTGGGGGAGGTCAGATAGTGGTCC